AAGTTGAATTATCTTGAAAAGAAATAAGTTAACTTGAACAAGGACATTAATGTACTTATTAAGGAACAAGCTTACGTGTCCCTCTTTTTGAGGCGTTAAAGCTCCTTATTATTACAGGAAACACTCTGTTGTATAAGGTGAAGGATAGCGGTCTTAAGGTGTTCAATCCTTACCAATTTGTTGTTGAACGTGACTACTCGGGTAATGTTACTCGAATGGCTATTGAAGAGAAAATCTCTAAGAAGACTCTTCCAACAGACGTACTACAACTAATAGAAGATAATTCATCTGATGAAAAGAAAGGCGAAAAGAGAGATGTGTCTGTACACACTCTAGTAGCTCTTCTAGAAGAAAATAAATATGTAGTGTACCAAGAAGTAGAAGGAGTTCTTATTCCTAATACTATCAAGTATCACGATTCAGATAGTCTTCCATACTTACCATTGAGATGGACAAGTATTGTTAATGAAGATTATGGACGTGGTTTAGTTGAGCAGTACCTTGGCGACCTTCGTAGCTTAGAGGGATTATCTAAGATGATTGTCGAAGGTGGTGGTATCTCAGCTAAGACTGTATTTGGTTTACGTCCTGCTAGTACAACAAAGATTGAAGATTTACACGAAGCTAAGAACGGTGACTTCATCTTAGGTGACTTAGAGAAGGACATTACTACACTACAAGTAAATAAATCAGCTGACTTACGTGTACCATATGAGTTAATGCAATCATTGGAACAGCGTCTAGCTAAAGCATTTCTTGTATTCTCTAGTCAGGTTCGTGACTCTGAACGTACAACAGCAAGTGAAGTACGTATGGTTGCTAATGAACTTGAGGCTACTCTAGGTGGTGTATTCTCTGTGCTTGCACAAGACTTACAACTACCATTACTTAAGTTACTACTTAATGAAATCGAACCTAAAGCACTGAAAGTAACAACACCAGCTATTTCAACTGGTATTAATGCTATTAGTCGTGAGAAAGATTTCCAAAATCTAAATGTAATGTTACAGTCATTAGGTCAGTTAGGACCTGAGATTGTTTCTCAATACTTAGATGTAGGTAAGTACATAGGTAAGGTAGCTAGTGCGTTAGGTATGAACCCTGAGGACATTGTTAAGTCTCAAGAGACTATAGCACAAGAACAACAACAAGCTATGATGATGCAGCAGGCTCAAGCACAACAAGACCAAGCTAATCAGATGGAACAGATTGCTGTTAAACAAGGAGGATAGATGATTTTCAACTCTCTAAAAGAGCAACACGATTATACTGTAAAGCAAAGGGAAGAAGAGGTTAAGGCTACACAGCCACAACCTAAGCAAGCCCCTGCTAAGAAAGCAAAATCAACTAAGTAAAGGAAGGTAAAAAATGGAGAACGAAGTTCAAGAAGAAGCGATTGTAGACGAAGCCCAAGCATCGCAGGAAAAGTCTACAGTTTTAAGTGAGGACGAGGTACAAGCTACATTAAGTGAAGAAACACCAGAGGCTGATGTAAGCTTACCGTCTGAAGATAACTTTGAAATGCCAGACAAATTCCAAGGTAAATCTGCCGAGGAAATTGCTAGGGCATATGCAGAGCTAGAAAAAATGAAAGGTCAACCAGAGGCAGATGAGCCTAAGGCAGAGGAAACAACAGAACAGAAAGATGATTCTGAGTTTGTAAATCCTATGTTAGAAGAGGGTAGACCTGAAGATAGTAAAGATGTACCAGCAGATAAGTTCGCAGCTCTCGTTGATGAGTATGATGAGAACGGAAGTCTGTCGGAAGATTCGTACAAAGCTTTAGAAGAGCTTGGGTATGATAAAAATTTTGTCGATGAAAAGATTGACTACATCAACTACAAAAGAGAAAAAGAAGCAGATACTGTACTAGAGCCTTATGGTGGTACTGAAGCATTTAAGGATGTCTCAGCGTGGGCAGCTGCTAATTTCTCTGAAGAACAGTTGCAGAACATTAATCTACAACTTGCTTCTGGAAACAAACAAACACAGGATGCAGTACTGTCTAGTTTGTTTATGGGATACAAGCAGTCTGTTAAGACAGATGCTCCTAAAGATGTAACACTGCACACTAATCAACCTCAGACAACACGTACTGAAGGTTATTCGACTAAGTCTGAATACTTAAAAGATGCTAAAGACCCAAGGTATGAAAAAGATACGGGTTATCGTAAACAAGTAGAACAGAAAATGCTTAAGACAGATATGAGTAAGTGGTACTAAACTGATAGCTACCCCCTAAATTATGGGGGTTTGCTACCTTGCTTTAGGTCTTAAGCGAGGTGATGGTAGTTTTGCTCTCCTTTTCTGTCGTCATCTCCCTTAAGCCCTGAGGGGCATACTACGGTGTGCAACAAAGGATAACTTAGCCCAAAACGTGTTTGTAAAAACAAGAATGTACCGTAAGGTACGAACAACTAATTTCACGCTATTATAAGGAAAAAATAACAATGGCTATAACTTCAACTAATATTAATAAGGATGCTTCACGTAGCACGGCTTTGACCCTGTACACTGGAGAGGTTCTTAAAGCATTTGACGTAAAAAATATTGCGTTAGATATGATTTCAACTCGTACAATTTCTGGCGGTAAGTCTGCACAGTGGATTGTAACAGGACAGGCGTCTGATAGCAATGTTGCTTCTCATACTCCAGGTGCAGAAATCTCAACACAAACTCTAGCTAACGATGAAGTAACTATTACTGTTAGCACTCGTTACTACTACTCTCACTTTGTTGATGAGTTAGACGAGAAACTAGCTCAGTACGAAATTCGTGGTGAATTAGCTAAGCAGGCTGGTGAAGCTCTTGCAACTAAGATTGACAAGGCTGTATTCCAAGGTATGGTAGATATGTTCGATGAGGACAACTGGACTGTTAAGACAGGTCAATCAGCTCCTGGTGTTATCAATGTTAACACTGCATGGGATGCTGCTTCTGGTCCTGAAGCTAAAGGTAATGTACTTGTAGAAGGTTACTTCGAAGCTCGTTCATTATTCAACGGTCGTGACGTTACTGCTGAGCCTATGGTTGTTACTACTCCACAGAACTACTACAATCTTGTACAGTCTACTCGTGGTGTAAACGCTGACTTTACTTCTAATAACGGTGGTATTGATTCAGGTAACATCTCTATGGTTGCTGGCTTACGTACTGCTTGGACTAACAATCTTCCTGCTGCTCTTCAGTACGACCAAGACGGTGGTGCTGGTACTGGTACAGCATATGAGTTGCAAGCTCTTGTATTTACTAAAGATGTATTTGGTGTTGTTAAGGCTATGGATATTACTTCTGAGTCTAACTACATTCCAGAGCGTCTTGGTTACTTATTGACTTCTTACTACGCATTAGGTATGGGTGGTTTGAATGCAACAGGTCTTGCTGCTATCGTAACTACTGCTTAATCTAAGTAGTAGGTTTTTAGGGGTTATCTTCGGGTAGCCCCTTTTAAGTTTATTACATAAAGGATTAATTATGGCAATTTTATTTACGGATGGTACTGAGTACTCGACCACAAAACTAGACATGATTAATGACTGTCTACTGTCTATTGGTGAGATGCCGTACCCTACTGGTACTTTGATTACTGACATTCAAACAGGTGAAGATGGTGACGTAGCTAGACGAATGGTTGAAGAGACAATGATTGAAACACAATCTAGAGGATGGTTTTTTAATACTGACTACAACTACAGATTTGTCCCTACTGCAAACGCTATCACACTACCTCCTAATGTACTCAGAGTAGATATGTACGATAAAAGGTACACGCTTAGAGGAAATAGGATTTACGACAAGGAAAAATTTTCATTCGATTTAGGGGATGATATTACTGAATTGTTCGGAGACATTATCTGGGTAGTTGACTACGAAGACTTACCACCTAACGCATACGGTTACATAGCAATGAGGTCTGCACGAAAGTTTCAACAGAAAGTTATTGGTTCACCAGAACTAGCAACCTTCACACAAGTTGATGAACAAGACGCATTACTGAATATGCAACGTGAGCATATGCAATATCAAGATTATAATATTAGGGCTAAAGAACTGAGTAGACACACTAACGCATATTTAAAGGGGTAAGAAATGGCTAGTACAAATAGTAACTTAATTACACATACTATCCCTAACTTAGTGGCTGGTGTCTCCCAACAGTTTACTGAAGCAAGATTTGAAACACAAGTAGAAGAGATGGAGAACTGCGTACCTAGTATCGCAAGGGGTGTTATTAGACGTAATCCAATCTCAACTATTACATCTACTTACACACCCCTTACTAATTCTTCTTATGTATATACATACGACCGAGGTACTGGCACAGAACAGTATGCCATTGAGATTGATGGTAGTGGTAATTGGTATGTACATAATATTAACACAGGTGCTCTTGTATCTTCAGGATATAAACAGTACTTTACAGTACCAGCTGGTAATACACCTAAAGAGTCATTCGAAGCGGTTACTATTGGTGATTATACATTTATTGTAAACATCACTAAGACAGTAACAATGAATGCAATTACAGGTGAACAGTCTGGTGCTAACTCAGATGCTTTAAACAAAGCAATGGTACACTGGATTAAGAAAACTACTGCTATTCAAGTAAGTAACAAGTCTGATACAGACAATACAGTTAATTCAAATAATGTTGTTACTGCGTCTGTTACAGATGCTGGTATTCGCTTAGAAGGTTATGAGTATACTTTAAAGAGACCAGGCTCATCTACTACTGTACAAGGTATTAAAGATACTCGTAGTGGTGTTACTCAGACTGACCGTATAACATCAAGTTCTATAGCTGCTCAAATGGGAAGTGCTCTTGGCTTATCAACTAGTGAGTCTTTTATATATAGTTCTAATTCAGACTATGCTTGGGAATATAATGATACCTTTGGTAAAGAAGCAAGTCTATTAATTCATAAGACTATAGATAATGCTTCTTCTCTACCTTCTGTGATGCCTATTACTTTCAATAAGATTATTAAAATATCAGGTGCTTTTGCTACTGAGTATGATGATTATTATATGAAGTATGATGCAACAACTAAGGAATGGAGTGAGTGTGTAGCACCTAATACAGCTACAGAACTTAACGCATCAACTATGCCTCACGTTATTATACGTAAGTCTTTAACTGAGTTTGTATGTTCTGAGTATGAGTATGATGCTATTGATGCACTAGGTCTTGATGCTACTGATATTGGCTGGAAGACTAAACAAGCAGGTGACGATGTTACTCTTGAGAATCCTAGCTTTATTGGTAAAGAGATTGTTAACATCTTCTTCCATAAGAACCGCTTAGGTTTCTTAACTAAAGAGTCTATCATCTTATCTGAAACAGCAGACTACGGTAACTTCTTTGCTACTACAGCACAGTTTCTTCCTGATGATGACCCTATTGATTTGTTTGTAGCTACTACAGATGTTACTGTACTACGGGCGGCTGTATCTACGGCTGGTACTCTTATTCTATTTTCTGATGATTCACAGTTTGTAGTATCTTCAGCAACTAGTGGACCATTAACTCCTAGTAGTGCTACTGTTAATACAGCATCTAACTATACATATAGTTCTAACGCTACAGCAGTAGCTAATAAAGTATACTTTGTGTCTGAGTCTGGTGGTTATAGCCAGTTGTTTGCGTACCGTCTAACAGAGGGATTGCAGACAACAGAAGCTGAACACTTAACAGCTCACATACCTTCGTACATACCAGAAGGAGTTACACAGGTAGTAGGACATAGTACTCTTGGTTACATATTTATGCAATCAGAGACAACACCTAACACTATCTATGTACTTAATACTTTTGTTAAGGGTGGACAAGATGCTCAGAATGCTTTCCATAAGTGGACGTTTGGGTTTGATGTTATCAATATGTCTATTATTAATAATAAGTTAATAGTACACGGACTTAATGAGGATGGTACAACTAAACTACTTGAGATGTCTTTAGAGATTCCAGGTGATATTACTGCTGTTACTTATACTGATACTGGGTATGGTGATTATACTTCGAGTGTAACCCTATCTAAGTTTCACGTTAAAGATGCAAAGGGTAATGGTACAAATAGAGGTAGAACTCAAATTAGGTCTATACAGATTGCTACTAAAGATAATAGTCGCTTTATGTGTAGTATATACAACCGTAAGTTCTCTACTAACCCAGACACAACTAATTGGATGATTAAATCTGGTTTTTGGGATGATGCTGGTGAGTGGGATGATACTAATGTGTGGAAGGATGCTTATCCATTATACATACGTAACTACTATGATGACGAGAAAATATCTGTAATGAGTAACTCTAACGATGTACAAATACAAATAAAAAATAATAATGAAAGCCCTACAACAGGCTTTGAATTATCGACAGTAAATATTGAAGCTCTATTCTTCCAAAGAGCTTTAAGAATGTGAGGAGGAAGTATAAATGATTTCAAAAAAATATTTTGTAGCGGATGGGGACACTGCCTATTTCCTTACTGAGTTTATTATAAAAGGCTCTGAATACTGTAGAGTATATGTAAGTGATAGTTTAGAGTTACCTGTATCAGCTACTGATAGGGCTGCTTTGTTAGCACCTGTCTCTGACTGGGAACTATTTAATAATAATATTGTATTCTATGATAGTAAAGTCCCAGCTTCTGGTAAGTATGTTACTATTTGGGTAGGCTCTACTCCAGAAGAACTAGACACATACGTAGACTACTCTTTCTTAACTTATGATAACATTGATGATGTACATACTGTAGCTAACAATATTGAAGATGTTAAATCAGCTGCCTCAGTTGCAAACGACTTAGCAGGCATTGTTGCTATTACAGATGATATTGTTGCTGTTTCTAATATTGATGCTGAAGTAGTTAAAGTAGCTAATATTGATACTGATGTTACTACTGTAGCTGGTATTGATGCTGCTGTTACTACTGTTTCAAGTAACTCAACAAATGTTAATACAGTAGCATTACGTGATTCTGAGATTAATACTGTAGCAACTAACATTCAAGATGTTACTGATGTTGCAGATAATATGGCTGAGGTATTAGACGCTGATACTAATGCAGCTACAGCTACTACACAGGCTGGTATTGCTACTACTCAAGCGGGTATTGCTACTACACAGGCTGGTATTGCTACGACTAAAGCTGGGGAGTCTAGTACAAGTGCTACAGCCTCAGCTAGTTCAGCATCTAGTGCTAGTACTTCAGCTAGTACAGCAACAACTAAAGCTAGTGAGGCTAGTACAAGTGCTACATCAGCAGCAGGGTCAGCTACTACAGCTACTACACAAGCAAGTAACGCTAGTACTTCAGCTACTAATGCAGCGACTTCAGAAAGTAACGCATCTAATAGTGCTAGTGCAGCTTCTACTTCAGCTAGTACAGCTACTACACAAGCAACAGCAGCATCTAATAGTGCTAGTGCGGCATCAACGTCAGCTACTAATGCAGCAGGAAGCGCTAGTGCAGCAAGTACATCAGCAAGTAGTGCTAGTACTTCAGCAAGTAATGCTAGTACATCAGCTACTAATGCGGCTACAAGTGCTACAGCAAGTGCTACGTCAGCTACAGCTTCAGCAGCGAGTGCTGCAGCAGCCAGTGCCACATTAAATGGTGTATTAGCAGCTTACAACAACA